GCATTTTGTATGTGAAAATCCTGCAGCGATTCCCTTTCTTGAAAAAAACCCAGATAATATTAATTGGCGTTTACTATCAAAAAACCCTGCGGCGATTCATCTTCTTGAGAAAAACATGGATAAAATTAATTGGTATCTGTTATCAGAAAACCCTGCAATATTTATTCTAGATGCAAACGCGATGCGACAACAAATTGACAATGGATTTGCCGAAGAAATGATCTCGACAGCATTACACCCGAGACATTTTGCCAGAAATTTATTAAAATACGGTTATGATATTTGTTTAAACGAATACGCTGGGTTTGATTAAAAAATAAAAAGTTTAAAAAAGTTTAAAAAAGTTTAAAAAAAGGAATAAAAAAAGTTAAAGAATTAAAATACCATCGAATTCTTTTTCTTTTTTCTTTTTTATAAAACAATATTAAACGTAAAGTGATAACCAATATAAAATGAGTTTTAAACCTATATATAAACTGCGTGATTGGATTAATCCAGAATTACTTGTTCCTTATAATTTATCTAGTAATCCAGCGATTCATATTATTGAAAAAAATTTAGATAAAGTTGATTGGAGTTTACTATCGCAAAATACTGTAGCTATTCATTTTCTTGAGAAAAATTTAGATAAAGTTGATTGGTCTATGTTATCTTCAAATCCAGAAGCAATTCATATTATAGAGAAAAATTTAGATAAAATTAATTGGTCTATGTTATCTTCAAATCCATCAGCTGTTCATCTTATTGAGAAAAATTTAGATAAAGTTGATTGGATTTGCTTATCTTCAAATCCTTCAGCTGTTCATCTTATTGAGAAAAACTTAGATAAAGTTTATTGGTGTCAGTTATCAAAAAACCTTGCTGCGATTCATATTCTTGAGAAAAATTTAGATAAAATTCATTGGTATAATTTATCACAAAATACATCAGCTGTTCGTATTCTTGAGAAAAATTTGGATAAAGTTAGTTGGAAAGTCTTATCGAAAAATCCGGCAGCCATTCATCTTCTTGAACAAAATGTAGATAAAGTAGATTGGAATTATTTATTAATAAATCCAAATCCGGCAGCCATTCATCTTATTGAACAAAATTTAGATAAAATTGATTGGTATTTTCTATCTTGTAATCCTGTGGCTATTCATATTCTTGAAAAAAACCAAGATAAAATTAATTGGGAAAATTTATCTGAAAATCCGGCAAGATTTGTTTTAGATAGAAATGCAATGCGCCAACAAATTAAAGATTTTGGTAAAATAAAAAAAAATAATGAAGATTTCGGTTTTGCGGAAGAACTTATAGCGACAGTATTACACCCGAGACATTTTGCCCGAAATTTGAAAAAATATGGTTATGATATCTCTTTAAATGAATATGTGAATTTTGATTAAAAAATTAAAAAAGGAATAAAAAAGGAAAGAATTAAAATACCATCGAATTCTTTTTCTTTTTCTTTTTCTTCTTTATAAAACAATATTAAAAGTAAAGTACTAAGTAATATAAATGAGTTTTAGACCTATATATAAACTGCGTGATTGGATTAATCCAGATCTAATTGTTACTAATGCTTTATATCGTAATCCAGGAGCGCTTCATATTATTGAACAAAAGTTAGATAAAATTCCATCCTATTGTTGGCATTATGTATCGTCAAACCCTGGAGCGATTCATATTATTGAGAAAAATTTAGATAAAGTTGAATGGGTAACCTTATCGGCAAACCCTGGTGCGATTCATATACTTGAAAAAAATTTAGATAAAGTTGATTGGGCAAACTTATCGGCAAACCCTAAGGCGATTCATATTCTTGAGAAAAATTTAGATAAGGTTCATTGGCGGGGAATAATGCAAAACACGGCGGCAATTCATATTATCGAGAAAAATTTAGATAAAATTAATTGGTCACATTTATCTCTAAATCCGTCGGCAATTCATATTATCGAGAAAAATTTAGATAAGGTTGATTGGTCATATTTATCGCTAAATCCGTCGGCAATTCATCTTCTTGAGAAAAATTTGGATAAAATTAATTGGCATGGACTTTCGGAAAATCCGGCGGCGATTCATATTCTTGAAAAAAACTTGGATAAAATTAATTGGCCAATCTTATCGTATAATCCTGCCGCTATTCCCATTCTGGAGAAAACCCAACAAAAAATTCCTTGGAATCATCTATCGCAAAATCCGGCAATATTTGTTCTAGATACAAACGCAATGCGCCTACAAATTAGAGAATTTAGTAAAACAAATGTCCAAGATTTTGGGTTTGCGGAAGAAATGATTGCGACAGCATTAAACCCTTGTCGATTGAAAAGAGAATTATATTTATATAATTACAATATTTCAGACGATGAATATATGGATTGGGATGTGTATAAATATTGAAACGTTGAATTAATTTTTTAAAAAAATTGAACTATTTTAATCAATAAAAACCAAATGTAAACACTTAACAGTAAACAAAGATGGGTATTAAAATGTCAAAGGATAAGAAGTTGATTAGTGATGCACTAGAAAGGTGTAAACATAGTCTAGAGGTTATACATCAAAAATATATGCTAGGTGTGGGTAAAGATAGAGAATTATATCATAGACGTATAGATTATGCTCAAGGATTAAAAGTGTATTATGAGCTGCTTGAGAAAGAACTTACTTGTGATGTACCTGTAAGATTTGAGATAATTAAAGAACCCTTTGGTTTAACATTGGTCGTAACTAAGGGATTCGTAAAAGTCAAGAAATTCGTCAATTATTCTCCATACTATATAAACAGTGAGTTCCATAACAGAGATAAGACACCAGTTAGTCAACAGATGGAAATACCGGACTTTCTAAGAAGATATGCGCAATATTGTTAAAAAGTAGAAAAGTGTTAAAATAGAAAAAGAGAAAAATAGCACGTTAAAGCAATTCCCTTTTTTTCTTTATAAAAAATTGAAAATCTTTTTTTTCAATAAAGTGTCATATAAAAATATAAAGTAAGAATGGGTATTAAATCGTCAAAGGAAATAGAGGATGAACAGCTTGTAATTGTTATGTTACTTTTATTTAAAACTGATATAGAATATCTTCATAGAAACTATAAGATTGATAACATTAATATGCGTAAAAAACTAGATGTAAGGCGTTTAGATTATGCTGATGTGCTACATAGATTTTATACACGTCTTAAAGATGATATTATATCAACAGATCCGGAGAATCTTTTTAGTTTTGATTTGCGATTTAAGCCATTTGGTTTTACTGTAAAAATAACTAAAAACAATACAAAAATAGCCAAATATTTTATTAATTATTCGCCATACTATTTGTCAGGGGATAACACTGAAAACGAGATTGAAGAACAAATAGAGTGTCCTGAGATTTTAAAGGAATATATGCAATACTTTTAAATTATATTTGAATGAAAAAGAGGTAAGTGGAGTTTTTTATTTTTCCACTGTTGTAAAGGTTAAAACGAAGTAAGAACCAAACCTAATTTGTTTATGAATATAAAAAATTGAAATGCGTTGTTTGTATTTTTTATTATTATAAAATACTAATATCAAATACTTTTAAAATGAGCTTGAGCAAAGAATTTCGTTATTACCAAGAAGAAGCAGACAATGCTATTTATGAGGAATTGCTTATAAATAACAAATGCATTGTCAAAATGTTTTGCGGTACAGGAAAATCACTATTAATGCGTAAATGTAAAACAGCACAAAATCAAGGTTTGCTGGTATATGTGTTCCCATCTTTATCATTGATTGACCAATTTTGTTCCGATTATTTTACCAAAAAAGATTGCCCTTTTAAGATTTCATCTGAGTCAGAATCTACTACAGATCCTGCGCAAATTATTAAGTTTTTGAAAAAGAAAACTAATAAAATCATTTGCGTTACATATCAGAGTTACAAAACCTTATTAGACAATTTGGGTTCAACTAAAATCAATGTATGTATTTATGATGAGGCACATCATGCAGTAGGTGAAACATATCAGAAATTAATATTTGAAAAGGAAGGTGAAACATCCGTCGTTAAACAAATATTCTTTACAGCAACACCAAAAAACTCAAACGGTATAATTATGTATGACAGAGATAACATTACTGCCGGAATGTGTGGTAAGATGGTATATGATTATTCATATTTAACAGGTATGAATGAAGAATATTTGAATCCATTTGAAATCCGTGTTGATATGTATACCGCAAATACAAATAACTCTATTTATGAAAGTATTGCACGCGCTATTCTTATAAGTGGCAATAATCGTGTTCTAACATTTCACGCAGATGTGAATACGGACAGAGATACTTCTGTTTTAAATTTTGTAAATAAGGCAGAATTTGTTAATGCATTTTGTAAAGTTTTAAGAGAAGAGTTTCCTGAAAAAAAAGAGACATATACGACATTCAAAATGATTGCATTAGATGCTTCTATTAAAATGGACCAACGAAGAAAAATACTAGACAATTTTGATACTACACCTGATAACGAAGTGTATATTATATCTTCGTGTGAAACTATCGGTGAAGGAATTGATACTAAAAAGGCAAATATGTGTGTGTTTGCCGATCCTAAATCATCATTTGTAAAAATTATTCAGAATATTGGTCGTATTGTTAGAAAACAATCAAAAATATCAACTATCCTTATTCCGTGTTGGGTTGATAAAGAGAAATATATCGGGTGTGATGAAGACAGAGAGAAGTGCGATGAAGTGATCCGTTCAGATTTAAATAAAGACGGTAATTTCAATGGCATTTTAAACGTTCTCAGCGCATTAAAACAAGAAGATGAAGATATATACGACATTTGCTTACACTATCCAGACACATATTCGCCACAAGAAATCACAAACAACTTGGAGAAACAAGGATACAAAGTGTTAGACCCAGTTGAAGATGGTGAATTGTTACAGACAATGGAATATTTGCTTGAGGATGATATTGACTATGAAGAGTATGAAGATTGTGATACAGATGAAGAAATGATTATGCGAATTGCTGAAGATAATGATGTCCGTATAGAGATACATACAAATTCATTAGAAAACCAGATTGAACGGTATAATTCTGAATGTGAGAGTGGTAATACTATAAGATTATATAAGGAGGAAGAAGATGAAGAAGGGAATCAAGTATATTGTCCAATTGTAAAAAAATCTGGCGAAAAGCGTTCAAATGGTTCTATTCAAGGATTAAATAGAAAAGATAGAATTAAAGTGGATGTGCATACAAATCCAGATGTAAGAGTCTTGTGGAAACTTGAAGGAGATTTTACAAAAGAAATTTGTAGCTGTGTGTTGGATTGTGAAGTTGAGAAATATGACCCTATGGAAGCTGCTATTGCGATAGTTGAAAGGGCAAAAGAGAGAGAAAAAAATGGAGAAAATTTGTTGCCAAATTCTAAATATATAATAAAAAAAAATTGTATAAATACACCAGAATTAGAAGAAGAAATTAAAGACTCTAATAAATTAGATAATTGGAAACGTGCATTAAAAGGACAAAAAGGGGGTGCTAAATGTTCTAATAATGTTCGTGATTATTTGGATGAAAATTTGCCAGATTGGAGAAAAGATTTAGATGAAAAGGCAATAGAAGATGCTATAAATATTGTTGAAAGAGCAAAGACGAGAAAAAAAAATGGTTTTAGATTATTACCAAGAGAAATATATAAAAAAGAAAACAGAAATACTCAAGAATTAGAACAAGAACATAAAGATTCTAAAAAATTAGGTAACTGGAAAAAGGCATTAAAAGGAAAAGAACGTGGAAAATGTTCAAATGAAGTGCGTGATTATTTAGATGAAAATTTAACTAATTGGAGAACTGAAATTAA